ATGGTGAAGCGGTTGAGGTTGAATGAGAAGTCTGTGCGGGAGGCGGTGCCGGAACCGGGTCGGGACTATCAGATCTTCGACAGCGAGGTGCGGGGATTTGCGATCTGCATCTACCGCTCGGGCAACCGGGCCTTCACGCTGGATTACCGTCATGCCGGGCGGCAGCGGCGGATGACGCTGGGGCGTTGGCCGGAATGGTCGACCGCTGCGGCGCGGGAGCGGGCGAAGGAGCTGCGCCGCGACATCGATGCCGGGGGCGATCCGCTGGGCGCGAAGGAGGACGGGCGCGAGGCGCCTCGGGTCAAGGATCTGGTGGAACGCTATGCCGAGGTGCATCTGCCGAACCTCGCAAAGACCAATGCTTCCGACCAACTGTCGATGCTGACAAAGCTGATCGGACCGGACTGGAACAACCGCCTCGTCACCGAGATCACGCCCTATGACGTGGAAAAGCTGCTGAACCGCATTGCGGAGGGTCGGTCCCGGCCGCACAAGGCCAAGCCCAACAACCGAGCGCGCAAATTGCAGGGATCAAAACCGACCCCGATCCGGGCCAACCGGGTCGGCGAGGTGCTGCGCAAGATGTTCACCTATGCGCAAAGCTGGGGTTGGCGGGACGACAATCCGGCATCTGGCTTTCGCCGCCGGATCGAGAACCCGCGCGAGCGGTTCCTGTCGCAGGACGAGATCCGGAAACTGGCGGCGGCGCTGGACGCGGCCGAGGACCGGCGCGCGGCGGACATCATCCGGCTCTGCATGCTGACCGGCGCGCGGGTCGGCGAGGTCCGGCAGGCGCGGTTCGAGCATTTCAACCTCGAACATCTCAGCTGGGCGAAGCCCGCCAGCATGACCAAGCAGCGGAAGATCCACCGGCTGCCGATCTCGGATGAAGCCGCCGCCATCGTGCGACAGCGCCAGCTGCTGGTGCCGCGTGGCTGCCCGCTGCTGTTTCCGGGCGACGTGCCCGGCGAGCCGGTGAAGGAAATCCGCCGCTTCTGGAAACAGATCCAGACGCAGGTCGGCATCGAGGATGTCCGCATTCACGACCTGCGACACACCTTCGCCTCGCTGCTGGTCAGCGGTGGCGCCTCGCTGGAGATGATCGGCAAGCTCTTGGGCCACAGCCAGACACAGACCACCGCGCGCTATGCGCATCTCATGGATTCGCCGCTGCGCGCGGGCGTCGATGCCGTGGCCCATGCCTTCCGGCCGAAGCCGGTGCTGGTCCATGACGCCGAGGATCGGGCGCGGCGACGCGCCTAATGGTTCAATCGACAGTGGCGCTGGGCGATCAACGCATTGCCCTACACCGTCTCCTGCAACGACTTCCAGATCGGCCCGAGCCTGCGGCGGATCGTGCTTTCGTCGGGAACCTCGCCATCTTCCGAATGCTGCGCGAACCAGTCGAGCGCGATGGCGATCCACTCCCCCTGCGTTGCGGGCACACCTTCGACATGAACGCGGCGGATCAGGTAGGCCAGGACACCCTCCCAGTCGTGGCGTGGCGGGGCACCGCTGGCGATGCGTCGCATCAACCCGTTCGTGGTCTCGAACCGCTGCATCTCCTCGGCGGCAATCATCAGACGAGAAAGACGAACCTCAACGAAATCCGCAGGATTTTCGATCAGCACCCAATCCTCGGTCTCAACCGGGCGAAAACGCCGAAGCGTTACCCTTCCGGTCGTGTCGTCGTCGGGCCAGAACAGGTCCAGAATATCCGATACCGGGACTGCAACGAAGCCGGCATGGATGTGACCGCCCTGAATCACCGGCCGTATCGCTGTCACGATCTCCAGCCGTCCGGTCGCGGCCCATCCTGCGAGCCCGCCCAATGTACAATCCCATCGGAGCGCGGCCTCCTGGACCGTGTAAAATGCACGCTGCGGCAATGGCATGTCTGCCTCATCTCCCTTTATTCGTTGGCGCTGGCCACCCTTCCCCCAAGCCCACGCGCCTGCTTCATTTTCCGATCATGCAGGCACATCTCTCCCGATCACGGGCTCTGAAAGAACCCGCGTCGTTCAACCGCATCCGGCGTGATTGGGCCGCTTTGTTCACCACCGGGGCGCGACTTGTCCAGCCGATTTCACTGTGGAAAAGCGAGTCTTTGTTCTTGACATGTTCTTCTCGCAGCAGGCGCTGATCCTGCTAGCGGCAACCGGCATAATCAATTCCGCCGGTTGTTGTTTCGACCGCATTCGACGGCATTCAGACCCGGATTCGAAGCACGCTTGTTTGCAATAAGCGGCCTCAAGCCCAGCAAAACATGGGGCGGCATAAGTTCCCGGCAATTACGCCCCCTTCCGCCTCCCTGCCGGTCGATCCGATGTGATTGTTCTTCTCTCCGTCAGCCGCCGGGTTCGCTGTTCATGGGCCGGGCGATGCGAGAAGGAGGCAAGAGCATGACACAACCCATGAGTGCAGAACCGGAGATCGAACCGCGCCTGCTGCGCGGCTGGATCAGCCGTTATGACCTGGCGCAGGAACTGGGCCTGTCAGTCGACACGCTGGGGCGCTGGGAGCGTCGGCGCAAAGGTCCGGCCTGCGTCCGCGCCGGTCGCAAGATTTTCTATCGGATGAGTGTCGTTCAGGACTGGCTGCAGTCACAGGAGATGCCCCGCGTTGCCGATACCAGGCCCAGCAACGCGCGGGTGCGGGCATGAACGCCATGACGCCGATCCCTGTCGGAGACCGATGCGACAGTCCCCAGGCTCAGTGGGGCGCCGACTGGCCCGCCCAGCGCCTGGCCGAAGCTCGCGGCATTGTCGCCGATTTCATCCATCACCCGGACAGCCTGATCATCCTCGCCTGCCGGGCCATCGCGGAGCACAGCCCGGACCCGCAGGAACGCCGCGAAGCCCTGGCATTGGCCGGGCTGCTGATCGCAGTGTCGCAGCGCAAACCGAAAGGCGGTTCTGCATGACCCGCCGCACGCCCGAGACCGATATCCAGCGCGCCATCGTCCACACATTGCGCATCGTGCTGCCGCGCGATGCCATCATCCACCATTCTGCCAATGAGGTGGGCAGCGGCGGCAAGGCTGCCCGCCAGCGTCAGGCGATCCTGACCGGCATGGGCGTTTTTCCGGGCTTTGCCGATCTGATCATTGTAACCGGAGGCCGGGTGCTGTTTCTGGAGGTCAAAAGCCCATCCGGCAGGCTCAGCCCGGCGCAACGCGCGTTCCGCGACATGGTGAAAGCGCAGGGCTTCGGCTGGGCGCTGGTCCGCTCGGTCGAGGACGCGCTGGGTGCTCTGGCCGATCACGGCATCACCACCCGCGCACAGGCACTGAACCCGCGCCACAGGGTCAGCATCGGCAGCGCCGCGACCGCCCAGCGCCAGAGGTCCCGCTCATGAGCCACTACGCGACCAACTGGGCGATCCAGCAGCGCGGCCTCAAGCCTGCCACCAAGATCGTGCTCTGGCATCTCTGTGACCGCCACAATCCCGATTTCGGCTGCTTTCCGACGCAGGCCCGGCTGGCGGCGGATTGCGAGATCAGCCGCTCAGCCCTGAACGACCATCTGCGGAAGCTGGAATTGGCCGGTCTGATCCGGCGTGTGAACTGCGTCGATCCGGTCACAAAACGCCAGCAGCCGACCCGCTACATTCTGGGCTTCGAGGACGGGTTCGGTGACCCCGAAACCGACCCGTCTCCGGAATTCGGACATGGCGAATTCCCGGGATTTTCTGACAATGATCCTGACGGCGAAAGACGCCCGACGTCGCCGGATGCAGGCAACCCGTGTCCGGAAACTGCACACGGAGCCGTGTCCGGATTTCGGGCAAAGCCGTGTCCGGAAAATGGCGATTCCCGTGTCCGAAATCCGGACACTAACCTTGTAAGAGAACCTTTAAGAGAACCAGTAAAGGAGGAGGAGGGCGCGCGAGCGCGCGATGATGGATTTGAAGAGTTTTTCGGGAAGCTGCTCGACGCCCTCGGTCTGGACACCGATGCCGCCCTTCCGGGCTGGTGGCAGGGCTGGCCACCGCGCGAACATATCCGCCGCTGGATCACCGATCTCGGCCTGACCGAAGACCGGATCCTCGCGGTGGCCCGGGACAGCCGCGAGCGCCATCCGGAACCGCCGGACGGGCCGAGAGCCTTGGACAGGGCGATGGAACGGGCAGTACGGTCGGCCGAAGCCCAAAAGCCTGCCGAGGGCGACAAGCGGCGCAAGCGCAGCAGCAAGCCTGCCGACACGCCCCGCGCCAGCATGGACGAGATCGCGGATTTCTACGCCGGGCTGGTGAACGGCGATAGTTACCTTCCAGCCAACGCCATCTCGAACACCGTGCGCAATGCCATGCTGGAGCGCGGGCTGGTCACGCCAGAACGCCTGAAAGCGCGAGGTGTGCTGTGACGGTTCATTCCCGCCTCCTGAACCGCCGCGCCGGCCCCCGCACGAAACGCGCGCTGGGCATCCAGCAGGCGCTGGAATGGGCCTTTCGCACCGAAAAGGCCCGGCTGGAATTGCCCGAGCCGCCCGATCCGGAACGCGGCGACAGCCCCGGCTTCGGCCTCGAATATGTGGTGATGCAGCGCGCCGCGCTGGGCTGCCGGATCGATGGTGGGCGCTACAAGCCCGACAGCTCCACCCACGAGGATGCCGAGGTGATTGCTGCCTGCGTGGCAAACCTGCCGACCTCCCTCGGCGGGCTGCGCATGGCGATCCGCATCGCCGAACTGGCCCGCGCCGGTATGACCCCGGACTGGATGCCCGGCGCCGTGCCCCGCTGCGTGCCGGTCGAGATGAAGCGCAACCAGCATGGCGAACGGTCCGTCACCATCGCGGTTGGCACGGCGCGTGTGCTGACTCGTGGCAAGTGGCGAACGGTCGAACTCCGCGCCTGCCCGGTCACCTGGTCACCACATCCCAACCAGATCGCCGCGGCGCGGCGACACTACGCGCAATGGTGGCTGGCGCTGGACTGGGTGCGCGAAGGGCTGCGCGAGGGCGGCCTGCTGCGGAGCATCGACGTGACGGATGCCATGCCGAAACAGCAACCATGGGCGCACCTGACGAGCCGCGAACAGATCGGCAACAAAACAGTTTGACATCGGTGCCCCTGTTGACTCATAAGCCAAGCATCGGAGACGAGCGCGAGAAAAACAGACCGTCTCAGGCGCTCTCTTGGTTAGACCCTTCAGCCCCACCCCCTGCCATGGTTCCTCCCCGGCGCTGTCCGTATTCGGGGGGGCGCAGCGCGAAACTTTGCCAGCGTCAGGCGATTTCACCGGGGAATCCAGGCGGAATCCACCTGACCAGCCTGAGCACCGTTTCTGTCAATAAAACAAAGGCTTGATCGTCGCCAAGGGGTGGATCCCTCCTGGATTCCCGGTGGATTCCAGAAGCCACATCGCGGAAGCCACCCCGAAAGGAAGCCAGCAGGAAGCCACCTGCTGGAAGCCACCCAAAACCACAGGATCACCCTGCCCCATGGACCTCGCCTTTGCGCCGCGCCAGATCGAGTTCTGGCCGATCGAGCGGCTGCGCCCCTATGCCCGGAACGCCAAGATGCACGGGCCCGATCAGGTGGCTCGCATCGCCGCCAGCATGGCGCGGTTCGGCTGGACCGTGCCCTGCATGGTCGGGGACGATGGCGAGCTGATCGCAGGTCATGGTCGCGTGCTGGCGGCGACGGAACTGGGGCTTGCGGAGGTGCCGGTAATCCGGCTCGGGCATCTCGACGAGGCGGAGCGGCGGGCCTACCGCATTGCCGACAACAAGCTGACGGAACTTGGTGACTGGGACGAGGCCTTGCTGCGGGACGAAGTGGCTGGACTGCTGGCCGACGATTTCGACCTGTCGCTACTGGGCTTCGCCGAGGACGAGTTGGAGGCCCTGCTGCAGGATCCTGATCTGGCGGATGACGGCGCAGCCGAGGGCGAGGACGAGGTGCCGGAACCGCCCGTCAACCCGGTCTCGGTGCCGGGCGATCTCTGGCGGCTGGGTGACCACCGGCTGATCTGCGGCGACAGCACCGCCGCCGATGTGGTGGCAAAACTGCTCGGCGATGTCCGGCCGCTGCTGATGGTGACCGACCCGCCCTATGGCGTGGAATATGATCCGGCCTGGAGGAACCAGACCGGCGCCGCCAAGACCAAGCGCACCGGCAAGGTGCTGAACGATGACCGCGCCGACTGGCGCGAGGCCTGGGCGCTGTTTCCGGGCGATGTCGCCTATGTCTGGCATGGGGCGCTGCATGCAACCACGGTCGCCGACAGCCTGATCGCGGCGGGGTTCGACATCCGCTCACAGATCATCTGGGCCAAGGACCGGCTGGTGCTGAGCCGGGGCGACTATCACTGGCAGCACGAACCCTGCTGGTATGCCGTGAAGAAGCGCGGCAAGGGTCACTGGGCCGGGGACCGGAAGCAGACGACGCTCTGGCAGATCGCGAACAAGGATCAGGATGCGGAAACGGTGCACGGCACCCAGAAGCCGGTCGAATGCATGCGCCGGCCGATCCTGAACAATTCCAGCCCCGGGCAGGCCATTTACGAGCCCTTCATGGGCTCAGGCACCACTCTGATCGCCGCTGAGACCACCGGCCGGGTTTGCTACGGGATCGAGCTGAACCCCGCCTATGTCGATGTCGCCATCACCCGCTGGCAGAACCTGACCGGGCAGATGGCGGTGCTGGACGGCACCGATCAGACCTTCGCCGACCTGACAACCTCCCGACGCTGAGACCATGAATGACCTGGCTTTACCTGCCCCCGAACGCGTTTCCGGGGCCGATGACGCATGCCTTTTCGGCCTGTCCCTCTGCTCCGGCGCGGGCGGGATCGATCTCGGCCTCACCCTCGCCCTGCCTGGATATCGAGCTGTGGGCCATGTCGAACGGGAAACCTACGCCGCAGCCACTCTCGTGGCGCGGATGGCGGACGCGACCCTGGATCAGGCTGTTGTCTGGGACGACATTGCCTCCTTCGACGGCAAGCCTTGGCGCGGCGCGGTGGATATCGTCTCTGCAGGCTATCCGTGCCAGCCGTTCTCCGTGGCGGGCAAGCGCCGGGGTGCGGACGACCCGCGCCACCTCTGGCCGCATGTCGCCCGGATCATCGGCGAGGTCGAGCCGCCCTTCGTCTTCCTCGAAAACGTCGCCCATCATCTCCGCCTTGGCTTCCCCGAAGTCGCCCGAGGACTGGTCGGCATGGGCTACCGCCTTGCGGCGGGATTGTTTACGGCGGCGGAAGTCGGCGCCCCGCATCGCCGGGAGCGCCTCTTCATCCTCGCCATCCGCGAAGGCGACGAGTTGGCCGACCCCGCGCGCCTGCTCTGGCACCCGTTCGAGCGGCGGGAACCGGACCGAGATGCTGCGCCTCTGGCCAACACCGAGGGCCAGTGCCAACGAGAACCGGCAGACCAGACCGACGCCGTCGCAGGCGGCGGGCAAGCACGGGATGAACCTTGCGACGACCGCCGCGCAATGGCCGACGCCGCTGGCGACGGATGGCGTGAAACCGAGCGCGGGCAACCGCAAATCGGCCGATCTGACCCATGCCAGCCAGATGTGGATGACGCCCACGGCGCGCGACCACAAGGACGGGGCGACGACGCTGGCGAACACGCCGGTGAACGGCCTCCTTGGCCGCCAGGTCCTCACGACGCCGATGGCTGGCAACGATACTTGCGATCAGCGCCGGACGCTGAACCCGCTGTTCGTCGAGGCTCTGATGGGCTGGCCAACAGGGTGGACCGGCTCCGCCTCTGTGGCAATGGCGTGGTCCCCCTGGTTGCGGCGCATGCGCTCAGAACTCTGGCGCATCAACTGCTGGAGGATGTCCGAAGATTCTAGGTGAATCGCGGCTGTGAGCCCATATTACCCAAGGAACTCGCAAGTTATTCCGTATTTGGCCTGACCCTCTATCTCCTCGAAATCCAGAGCGGTATCATGTGCCCATAGCGGAGAATGCGAATGCTGGAATTCACAGACGAAGAAAAGCGAGAGGTCATCGACTACTATCTCGGGCAGTCACCCGAAGGCACAGAAGTCAGGTTCGCACAAAAGGTCTACGCCGAGTCTGTCATCGGGCATACACATGCGGTCTGGGACATACACGCGAGCGATGGCCGGTGGTGGGTAATTACGAACCCGACGAACCTCTACTCGCAGGAGCAGTTCCCCAACTTGGATCTTGCTATCACGTTTCACATGGGTCTCTGCCTACGCATACCCCGCAACGACGTGAAGCAGGTGGACGTCGAGAGCGTGCGACCTTTCACGAGTGTCCTGCACGCTATCGGGCAATGCGAGGCCGCGCTGGCGCAGGCAAATGACCCGGGGGCGTTTCGAGCAATCGGAGTCCGGTGCCGTGAGAACCTACTAGCGTTCGTACACGCTGCACAGGACGCATACGACTGGCCCGAACAAGATCTTCCCCAACGCTCGAACTTCAAGTTATGGGTGGAAAGGATATTTGACGCGTTTCTTAGCGGGGCCGACAACCGGGAACGTCGGCGCCTAATCAAGACAACGTTAAAAGAGACGTGGGACTATGTGAACTGGCTGACACATTCCCAGTCTGGGAAGTGGATGGACGCCGAAGTCGCTACAAATGCTGTATCTCACGCCATTGGCATGGCAACGTCAATCTGCGTCCGGCACCTGCGCGGCGTCCCTGACCAATGCCCCGCCTGTGAGTCCCACCGCCTTTTTCCCGAGGAGGGCTTGGACCCGAATAACCCTGAGGTAATCTTTGAGAGGCCTTTATGCTCGGAGTGCGGTTGGGCGGGCGATGCCGCGCCGGTTGGTGAACGAAGTGAAGAAGAGATAGCCCAGTTCATCACGCGCGAAGGCGAGAACTCTGATGAATGCGGCGTGATGAAGACGCCGCTCAAGGAAGTTCTCGGCAAACGACCGAGGTAATCGGCATACATAGAAAAGTTCACGATGACCTGCGGCTCGAGGGGCCGTGTCACGCCGATGCTGACAATTCGCCAAGCGCAGCGAAGGTAAGTTCTGTCCCGCATTGCCGCCATATGAGGCGCTAACCCTAGCTGATCGTAGCGTCAAAATGCCCGGCAAGCCGATAGACCCTGCCCCTCTCAGCGAGTTTTTCTGAGGTGACGGTCAGCCCCAGCTTCTTTTTCAGAGATCCGGAAATGGCGCCCCTAATCGAATGTGCCTGCCATCCCGTCGCCTCAGCAATCTCGGCGATGGTCGCGCCGTCCTTCGCCTGCAGCATGGCGATCAGCTGGGCCCGTTTTGTGCCGGGGCGCTGGGCTGCGGCGATGGCCTCGGGCTTGGCATCGCGCAGCCCCGCCATGGTCTTGACCACCACAGGATCGATGCCGATGGCCGCCAACCCGGCCTCGGTGGCGATCAGCGTCGTGCCGTGCCCGTCGCCGGTCTCGCGCCAGAGCGGTTCGCCACGCCGGGTGTTGGCCTCGACCTCCTTGATCAGGCCAAGTTTCACCATCCGGCCAATGGCCATCTTCGCTGCCGCGCCGTGCAGCCCGTCGGGCAGCGGCAATGCGAGATTGCCGGGCCGGGCGCTGGCGCGTGTCAGGATCAGGGTCTGCGTGTCGGTGAGTTTGGTCATTGCTGGCTCCGTGGATCGCCGCCGCAGGTCGCGGTAGGCTTCTACGGATGCGGGCCCCGCTTGGCGCGGGGCTTGGTACGTGTCAGTTGCCTGTCGATCAGGCGGCGTGTTCGCCTTCGCCAAAGGAAAAATCGCTGATCTGCTTCAGCAGGTTCGCCTGATAGTCGAGGCTGCCAACGTGACCCCAGTTCAGCCGCTCGGGATCGATGCCAAAGTGGTCCTCGCTGAAAGTCTGCAACCGGGCCAGCATGGCGTCGATCTCGGCCTTCTTCGCGATGAAGGCGGCAAGGGCGGCGTCATTGGTGCGGGCGGGTTTGCTGGTCATTCCGGTCTCCGGGTGCATCGTTTCGTTGATGCAGCATCGCTCTGGCGCGCCCTGAAGTGTAGAGAATTCGGAGCAAGAACAGTGCTTTCTGATGCACATCACCATCATCTTCAGACGGGTTTTCCATGCAGGGCATGAGCGAGCGGGCCTATGCCGCCCATGCCGGGCTGTCGCGCGGGGCGATCCAGAAGGCGCGGAAGAGCGGCAGGCTGGTCCTCTTTGCCGACGGTTCCATCGATGCGGCAGCATCGGACGCCCGCCGCGCGGCCACGACCGATCCCGATCAGCAGAATCGGGCAAAGGGCGGCACCGCGCGGCAGGCAGCGATGCCGGAAAGGACGACCCGCGCCGCCGACAACCTCGCCGCCCCATCGATCTCCGGCCCAGGCGACTCGTCCTCCTATCTGAAGGCCCGGACGGCGCTGACGGTCTATCAGGCGCAGGAACGCCAGATCGCCATCCAGAAGAAGAAGGGCGTGCTGGTCGACCGGGCGCGGGCCGAAACGCTGGTCTTCCGGCTGGCGCGGCAGGAGCGCGATGCCTGGGTGACCTGGCCCGCCCGCGTCGCCGCGATCATGGCGGCGGAACTCTCGGCAGAGATGGAAAAGACCACCGGGGAAGCGATCAGCATCGGCACCGGCGTGCTGCAGAGGGTGTTGGAAACCCATGTCCGAGACCAGCTCACCGCCCTCGCCGATCTCAAGGTCGCGCTTGACCCATGACGATGGGACCGATGATGAAGATATCGCACCCGATCTGAGCTTCGACGGCGCCGAGGACATGCTGCGCGCCTGGTCGCGCGGGATCCGGCCCGATCCCGATCTGACCGTGTCGGAATGGGCCGACAGGCATCGCTGGCTGTCCTCGCGGGCGGCGGCAGAACCCGGGCGCTATCGCACCGCCCGGACGCCGTATCTCAGCGAGATCATGGATGCGCTCTCGCCCGGCCATCCGGCGCAGCGGATCAGCTTCATGAAAGCGGCGCAGGTGGGGGCGACCGAGGCTGGGAATAACTGGATCGGCTTCGTCATCCATCACGCGCCGGGGCCGATGCTGGCGGTGCTGCCGACGGTGGAGATGGCCAAGCGCGCCTCACGCGGGCGGCTCGATCCGCTGATCGCCGACAGTCCCGCCTTGCGCGAACGGGTCAGCCCGGCCCGGTCCCGCGATGCCGGGAACTCGATGCTGTCCAAGGAATTCCCCGGCGGCATCCTGGTCCTGACCGGGGCGAACTCGGCCACGGGCCTGCGGTCCATGCCCGCGCGCTATCTGTTTCTGGACGAGATCGACGCCTATCCGCCCTCGGCTGACGAGGAGGGCGATCCGGTGACGCTGGCCGAGGCGCGCAGCACGACCTTCGCGCATCGCCGAAAGGTGTTTCTGGTCTCGACCCCGACCATCCGGGGACTGAGCCGGATCGAGCAGGAATTCGAGGCGTCCGATCAGCGACGCTTCTTTGTCCCCTGCCCGCATTGCGGGGCGATGCAGTGGCTGGAATTCGAACGGCTGCGCTGGGAGAAGGGCCGACCGGAAACGGCCGCCTATGCCTGCAACGCCTGCGATAAACTGATCGCCGAGCATCACAAGACCGCCATGCTGGAGGCGGGCGAATGGCGCGCGACGGCTGTTGCGACTGACCCGCATCACGTCGGCTATCACCTCTCGGCGCTTTATTCGCCCATCGGCTGGAAGAGCTGGGAGCAGATCGCCCGGGAATGGCTGGCCGCCCAGGGCAATGACGAGATGCTGCGGGCAGCGCGCAACACGCTGCTGGGCGAGACATGGGTCGAACGCGGCGAGGCGCCGGAATGGCAGCGGCTGGCCGACCGGCGCGAAGTTTTCGGTGCCCAGATCCCCGAGGGCGGGCTGTTTCTGACGGCTGGTGCCGACATCCAGAAGGACCGGATCGAGGTCGATATCTGGGCCTGGGGTCGGGGCCTGCAGAGCTGGCTCGTCGATCACATCGTCATTCCCGGCGGGCCGGACAGCCCCGCCGCCTGGGCGGAACTGACGAAGCTCCTCGGCCGCACATGGCAGCACGAACATGGCGCGGTCATGCCGATTGCCAAGCTCGCCATCGATACCGGCTATGAGGCGGCAGCGGTCTATGCCTGGGCGAGGGCGCAGGGGTTCGAACAGGTCGCGCCGGTCAAGGGGCTCGAGGGCTTCAACCGGGCAACGCCGGTCTCGGGGCCGACATTCGTCGACGCCACCGTGGGCGGGAGGCGCTTGCGCCGGGGCGCGCGGCTCTGGTCGGTGGCCACGGCGACCTTCAAGATCGAGACCTATCGGTTTTTGCGGCTGGAACGACCGACGGATGACGAGCGTGCAGCGGGCCAGCCCGATCCGACGGGCATGATCCATCTGCCGGACTGGGCCGACAGCGAATGGCTGAAGCAGCTCGTGGCCGAACAGCTGGTCACGGTCCGCAACAAGCGCGGCTACGGGCGTCAGGAATGGCAGAAGCTGCGCGAGCGCAACGAGGCGCTGGATACCCGCGTCTATGCCCGCGCTGCGGCCTGGATCATGGGCGCCGATCGCTGGGACGAGCGCATGTGGCGGCAGCTGGAGGAGCAGGCGGGCGTTTCGCCGCCGGTACCGGATGCCGGCGGCGTCGGTGCCAGTACCGCAGGTGAACAAGCACTGACGCCTGACCCGCCCGCGCGTCAGGCAGGCGCCCCGCCGAACACACCACGCCGCAAGCGGCAGACTTACACACCGCGTTTCATGAGGTGAGAAATGGAGATCGACCGGATGCGGGCGCTGCTTTCGACGCTGCAGGAGGCCCGGTTCAGCGGGCTGCGCAGCGTCAGCTATGACGGCAAGACCCTGGCCTATGGCTCGGACACGGAACTGGCCACTGCCATTGCCGATCTGGAGGCCCGGATCGGCCGCGCAACGGGCGCCGCGCGGCGCAGGCGCTGGGGCACCGTCGCGACCAAGGGGCTCTGAGCCATGTCATTCGACGGCATCCGTCAGCGCCTCGGCGCGATCATCGGCGGGTTTGACGCGGCGCAATCGCACCGGCGCTTGCGCGGGTTCCGCGCCAGCCGGGCGCATGTCAACACGCTGATCGCCGGGGCGGGCGAGACCATCACGGCCCGTGCCCGCTGGCTGGCACGGAACAATGGCTATGCGGCGGGCGCCGTCGAGGCCTTCGCCAGCAATGTCGTGGGTGACGGGATCAAGCCCTCGTCATCGATTGCCGATGCCGCGCAGAAGGAGAGCCTGCAAAAGCTCTGGCTCGGCTGGACCGACGAGGCCGATGCCGAGGGGCTGACGGATTTCTACGGCCTTCAGCGCCGCGCCGCCCGCGAGCTGTTCTTGGCGGGCGAGGTTTTTCTGCGCCTGCGTCCGCGACGCCCCGACGACGGGCTGTCCGTGCCGCTGCAGCTGCAGATGCTGCCCTCGGAAATGCTGCCGATGGATCTGAACCGGGAGCTGCCCGGCGGCGCCACGATCCGTCAGGGCATCGAGTTCGACGGCATCGGCCGCCGCGTGGCCTATCACCTGCTGCGCCGCCACCCGGGCGACATGACCGATCCCGGGCTGGCGGGCGAAACGGTGCGCGTGACCGCCAGCGACATCATTCACGTCCTTGATCCGGTCGAGGCCGGACAGTTGCGCGGCGTTTCCCGCTTCGCCCCGGCTATCGTCAAGCTCTTCACGCTGGATCTCTATGACGATGCCGAACTCGAGCGGAAGAAGACCGCGGCGATGTTCGCGATGTTCATCACTTCGCCCGCGCCGGAAACCCCGCTGGAACCGACTGATGAGGATCTGGAGGTCGAACCGGGGCAGGTCGTCCGTCTCGATCCGGGCGAGGATGTTTCAACCCCAGCCACACCGGATTCCGGCTCGACCTATGAGCCGTTTCAATACCGCACCTTGCTGCAGATCGCGGCGGCGCTGGGCATTCCCTACCCTTACCTGACCGGCGACGCGGCACGCGGCAATTTCTCGAACACCCGCGTGGCGCTGCTGGATTTCCGGCGCCGGGTCTCGGCGATCCAGCACAGCGTGATTGTCCATCAGCTCTGCCGTCCGGTCTGGCAGCGCTGGCTCGATCTGGCCGTTCTGTCCGGCGCCGTCGACCTGCCCGGCTATGACCGCGACCGGCGGGCGTTTCAGGCGGTCAGCTGGCTGCCAACGCGCTGGGACTGGGTCGATCCGATGAAGGATGCCTCGGCCGAGATCCTGCAGATCGAGGCGGGTCTCAAATCCCGCAGCCAGGCGATCTCCGAGCGCGGCTATGACGCCGAGCAGGTCGACCGCGAGATTGCGGCGGAGCGCAAACGCGAAGCGGCGCTGGGCCTCGATTTCCGCCGCCCTGGATCGCCCGCGCGGGGGCCGAAGGGTGAGGCGACTGGTGGTGGCACGGACACCAGCGACGGCAAAAACGATGACGAAGACCGTGTCGCCGACGCAGACGACGACGAGACCAAGCCCAAGGAGGACCGCTGATGCATCATGCCCAGATCGCCCAGCGCGCCTTCGACACGCCGCTGATGATCGCACCCGCCAAGGCGCTGGCCTTCCTCTCCGGCCTCGGTCCCCGCATCACCGGGCAAGAGATCAGTTTTGACGCAGCGGTCGCAGAACCGGACTTGATCGACGCCCGGCAAACCGCCCGCGCGTCGCTGATCGGCGGCGACCTCGCCCAGCGCCATGGTGACAACGCCGATGCGCCCTTCCCGATCATCGATGGCGTGGCGGTGATCGCCATTGCCGGAACGCTGGTCCATCGCGGCGCCTGGATCGGTCAGAGCTCCGGGCTGACTTCCTATGAGGGGCTTGCCGCCCAGATCGACGCGGCGGTTTCTGACTCTGCCATTCGCGGCATCGCCCTGGAAATCGACAGCTTCGGTGGCGAGGTCGCAGGCGCGTTTGATCTCGCCGACCGCATTCGTGCCGCGCGGGCTGCAAAGCCGGTGCACGCTTTCCTCGCCGAACACGCGCTCTCGGCCGGTTATGCACTGGCCTCGCAGGCGACCCGCATCACCCTGCCCCGCACCGGGGCGGCGGGCAGCATCGGTGTCATCACCATGCATACCGACATGTCCGGCATGCTGGCGCAGAAGGGCGTGGCGGTGACGCTGATCCATGCCGGGGCCCGAAAGGCCGATGGCAACCCCTATGCCGCGCTGCCAGAGGGCATCCGCGACCGGTTGCAGGCGGAACTGGAGGATCTGCGCATCCTCTTCGCGGAGACCGTCGCTGCCGGGCGGGGCGCCAAGCTGAGCAAAGACGCGGCGCTCGCCACCGACGCCGCGATCTTGCGGGGTGCCCCCGCCGTCGACGCCGGTCTCGCCGATGCCGTGGCCGATCCCCGCGCCGCCTTTCGCACCTTTGCCGATAGCCTCAACCGCCCTGCTCTGCCGGTCGGCCGCGCACCGCAGCGCCAAACCCTTTCACCACCCCACCCAAAGCAGGAGATGATCATGAACGATCAGACGGATGCCGATGCCCAAACGCCGGACCCGCAAGCCGACGCACCCGGCACCACCGCCACGCCGAAGCAACCCGCCGCGCCGACGGCACAGCAAGCGACGGCGGGATCGCCCACGCCCGGCGCCGCAGCGACTGCCAACCAGGTCGATGCCACCGCCGATGCCATCCGCGCCGAGGCGGCCGAAGTTGCCTCGATCTGCGCGCAGGCGGCCAAGCTGGGTGTCACCCTGGACGCCGCCGATGCCCTTCGGCGCGGGGTGAAGCCCGAGGCGCTGCGCGGCCAGATCCTCGACAGCCTCGCGGCCAGAAGCGATGCCAGCGGCATTCTGGCCAGCGCGCCCGCGCCCACAAACAAGCCGAGCCCGCTCGTCACTGCCGCCCGCAAATCCGCCGACAGCGCCCAGCGCTGATCGGCTGCTGACACTTTGGAGATCCCCACATGCCCGTCCTGACCCAGCCGCCCAGCATGGGCGATGCACTCAAATATGAGCTGAACTCGAATTACACCCGCGAGACCGTGACCCTTGCCGAAGGCACCGAATACCCGGCAGGCGCGGTTCTGGGCCGCATCACCGTCAGCGGCCAATACACATATGCCAGCCATGGCGGCAGCGATGGCGCAGAAACCGCTGCGGGCATTCTGCTCTATCCGGTCGACACGCGGCTTGCGGAAGCGACCGGCATCCTTCTGGCGCGCGGCCCGGCGATCCTGTCGCGCGACGCCCTCTTCTACGATGGCAGTGTCGATGACGCGGCCAAGATCGCTACCAAGCACACCGAACTGACCGCGCTGGGCATCGTCATCCGCGACAGCGCCTGACGGGTTACGAACCCGCGCGGCAGTTGCGAACCGTCCCGACGGCATCGCTCCTTTCCCCTCCTTTCCGACAAGGTTTTCCCATGACCATCCTCCGCAATCCCTTCGATGCCGGCGGCTATTCGCTTGCCGAGATGACGCAGGCCATCAATATCCTGCCGAACCTCTATACCCGCCTCGGAGAACTGGGCCTCTTCCGCTTCGAGGGCGTCTCCCAGCGCAGCGTCATCATCGAACAGATCGAAGGCGTGCTGAGCCTCCTGCCCTCCGTGCCGCTGGGCGGTCCCGCCACAGTCGGATCGCGCGAGGGTCGCGCCATGCGCAGTTTCGCGCTGCCCTGGATTCCGCATGACGATGTCATTCTGCCAGCCGATATTCAGGGTGTTCCGGCCATCGGTGCCGGGGACGAGGCCGATCCGCTGGTCGCGGTGATGACGCGGAAACTCACTTTGATGCGCCGCAAGCACGCCCAGACCCGCGAATACATGGAGATGAACGCCCTGCGCGGCATCGTGAAGGACGGGGCCGGGACCACCCTCTACAATTACTTCACCGAATTCGGCATCGCGCAGATCAGCGTCGACTTCGCACTGGGCACCGCTGGCACGAACATTCAGGGCAAGGTCCGCGAGGTGCTGCGCGCCGTCGAGGACAATCTTCTGGGCGAGAGCATGTCTGGCGTCCATGCCCTGGTCAGTCGCGAGTTCTTCGACAAGCTGATCTCGCACCCGAAGACCGAGGAGGCCTACAAGTTCTACGCCGCGACTGGCGCCCAGCCGCTCAGGCAGGATGTCCGTCGCAACTTCCCCTTCGCCGGCATCCTCTTCGAGGAATATGCGGGCGCTGTGACGCTCTCGACCAAGGCATCGGAACGTCTGGTCCCGGCGAACGAGGGCATCGCCTTCCCGACCGGCACCATGGACACCTTCACCACCTATGGCGGACCAGCGAACCTCCTGGAAACCGCCAATACCATCGGCTTGCCACTCTATGCCCGCCAGCATCTCGACCCCAAGGGACGCTGGGTCGATCTGATGACCGAATCCTCGATCCTGCCGGTGAACAAGCGCCCGCGCCTCGCGATCCGGCTGCACAGTTCGAACTGATGACCGCGTTTGCCGCCGCCTTGGACCGCATCTTCGCGCATCCCGACATGGGCACTCCAGCCGTCTGGATCGCCGCCGGAACCAGCGAAGAACGTCCGATCCGGCTGATCCGCCGCGCGCCGGACCGGATCACCGAGTTCGGATCGGCGCGGATCCTGTCCGACACCCTGACCGCCGATATCCGGGTCAGCGATCTGCCCGATCCCAGACCGGGCGATCTGATCGTCATCGGTGCCGACAGTTATGCGATCCAGGGTGAGCCGCTCCGCGACCGCGACCGGCTGATCTGGACCGTGGAATTGGTGCCAACTTGAGGCTGAAACTCGACATCGACCCCGATCTGGTCGCCCTGATGCAGGCCGAGATCGAGGCCGGCGAAAAGGCCGTGACCGGCGCCATGCGCGAGGCGGGCACAGGCCTCAAGACCGCATGGCGCGGGCAGATCACCGGGGCGGGATTGGGGCGCCGCCTTGGGAATTCGATCCGCAATGCCACCTATCCGAAGGCGGGGGACAGCCTGAACGCGACCGCGCTGGTCTGGTTCAAGGCCCCGGTGATCATCGGCGCCCATAATGCCGGACCGCTGATCCGCTCGCGCGACGGGTTCTGGCTGGCGATCCCTACGGAAGCCGCCGGGAAATCCCTGCGCGGCGGGCGGATTACCCCGGGCGAATGGGAACGGCGGACCGGGCTGCGCCTGCGGTTCGTCTATCGCAGGCGTGGGCCCAGCCTGCTGGTCGCCGAAGGACGGTTGAATACCAAGGGCCGCGCTGTGGCCTCCAGATCGAAAACCGGGCGCGGGCATGCCACCGTGCCAATCTTCCTGCTGGTGCCGCAGGTCAGGCTGCCCAAAAGGCTGGATCTGGCAAGGGATGCAGAGTATGCAGCGGATGCGGTGCTGGGGCAGATCGTCGGGAAGTGGACAAGAAAATCACCGCCCTGAAATTCCACTTACAGGGCTATATATACTCTACTGAAAATTGGCTAGCCATCACTGCCCCTTGTTTCGCTTCTTTTCGCCAAAAATGAGAACGCCGAAGCGCTTCCATCCAGTTCCTTTTGTGGCCTGAACCCCCAAAGAAACGCAGAACCAAGAGCCAGTATTGAACTCAGAAGCAATCCAGTTCCAATGGAAACACTCCCGGATTTATAAACGCTAAAACCAGCTATTAACATTGTTCCAATCCCGAGCGAAAAAGCAAGAAGAAGTGCAAATCTCCGATACGCCCAGAGCCGAGCCGCCTCCGTCGCGCGATGCTCTCGATCATCCTTCAACGCATCGACGATTTCCTGATAAGCAATTTTTGCTGCTTCCTGATTATTTAAACTCTCAAGAACCGGCGCAGCCCGCTCAAGCATGGAAATCAGTTTATCGGGAGAACTCATTCTTCTTCCCCCTCATGTTTCCGCATGAAAAAGAAGTATGCAACCAATGCGGAAAGAGCCGGAAAGGCAAGAATAGCAATCGAAAAAAAGAGGCTACTCGGCCGATCTGAGTATATATAAATAGCGACAGAAAGTAGAATACTAGAGACCTGAAGTCCGAAAGCTACGATGCGCGTCAAGAGCAGAGATTTCGTTTCCGCTTTCAAAATCTCGATTTGAAGTGATATTCTCTGCTTCTGCTCTTCCTCCGCCATATCCAAAATTCGCTCTACCGCACCAGGCATAATACTCTCATAGCGGACGAGGATTTCAGGATCTGGCACCGACCCACTCCATCCCTCAACCAGCCTTTCGGTTTCGACCAATTCCTTAGAGCGCTTGGAATTCGTTTCCGTCAGACGTTCCGCCACAGGTCAACTCCATTCGATCCTAGCAGAACGATAATCAAAACATTTTGAAATAGGAACCTACTTCGTGCTGACTAGCCGCGAATCCATTCTCGCCGCGCTGCACACTCGGCTATCGGCGCTGCCCTCCGTAGTCCTGCGCGGCGACGTCTTACCCGAACGCGTGCTGTCGGCCGGACTGCTGATCCTGCGCGACGGTGAACCGGGCGAGCCTGAAGTCACGCTGTCCCCGCTGACCTACCACTACCAGCACCGCGCCGAGATCGAGGCGGTCGTGCAGGGCTCCGACCGTGACGCTACGTTCGACGTTCTCTGCGCCAGCATCGGTGCGGCGCTCGCATCCGACCGCACGCTGGGCGGGATTTGCGACTGGGTCGAGGCAGAGGCGCCGCGCCCGGTCGATCTGCCTGTCGAAGGTGCAGCCAGCCTGAAGGCGGCGGTGATCCCGGTGATCCTGCACTACACGGTGGCAGACCCGTTGTCCTGAGCGTCCCTCAGCAGGTGCCGTAATAATTGCCCGAGAAGCGGCAATATTCGCGCGCGGTTCCGCTGGCGATCATCGCCGCCGCAATATCGCGCCCGTCCGGCAGCCAGCATTGCCCGACGATCCGCCCATAGCGATCCACGTCGCGCAGACGGCACTGGACGGATCGCCCGGAGACGAGGCCTGACAACTGCGCCGTGGCTGCCGATCCACCTGCCCGGCCGATTTCTGGCGCGTCGAGCCCCCAGACCCGGATGCGGGTACGTTGGCCGCTGATCCAGAAGGTATCGCCATCGACCACCCGGTTGACCTGCCCGGCAAAATCGAAACGTGACGGTGTCATAGGTGCCGGTGCCGAGACCTCCGTCGGCACACAGGCCGACACGACCAGGCTGGCGACAAGCGCGAGCGCGGTGCGCGCCTCTGACAAACAACCCGCGGCTCGCCGCAATCCAAGACCCATCATCGCAACCCCCGAACGACATCCCAACACCGGCATAGTTTGCGAGACGCAGCCCGGACCTTCAACTGGCCCCCGCAAACCTCCTTAACCCCAAACCGACCGAAAGGATCTTTCATGGCACGAGCCCAGGGGGCGCGGGCGCAGATGGCGCTTGCGTTCGAGACCGTCTATGGCACGCCGCCCGCAGGCGGCTTCACCAGAATGCCCTTCGCCAGCACCTCGCTCGGGGCCGAGCAGCCGCTTCTGAACTCCGAACTGCTGGGCTATGGCCGCGATCCGCTTGCGCCGATCAAGGACGCGGTGACGGCCGATGGCGATGTCGTCGTCCCCATCGATGCCGAGGCCTTCGGCTTCTGGCTGAAGGCGGCATTCGGAGACCCGGTCACCACCGGCACAGGGCCATGGACGCATGCGTTCCAATCCGGCGCATGGTCGCTGCCCAGCCTCTCCATCGAAACCGGCATGCCTGAGGTGCCGCGCTATGCACTGTATCCCGGCTGCGTGCTCGATCAGATCAGCTGGCAGATGCAGCGCTCAGGTCTTCTGACCGCGACCGCGCGGCTGGTCGCGCAGGGCGAGACGGTCGGCACTGTCAGCAACGCTGGCACGCCTGCACCTGTCGATCTGAAGCGCTTCGGGCATTTCAACGGATCGATCACCCGCAACGGCGCGGCGCTGGGCAATGTCGTCTCAGCCCAGATCACCTATGCCAATAATCTCGACCGGATCGAGACCATCCGCGCCGATGGCCGCATCGATGGCGCCGATCCATCGATTGCCGCGCTGACCGGATCGATCGAGGTCCGGTTCGCCGACAGCACACTGGTGAATCAGGCCATGGATGGCGATCCCTGCGAGCTGGGATTCTCCTACGCGCTGCCCTCGGGCGAGAGTTTCACGTTCACCGTCCATGCCGTCTACCTGCCCCGCCCCCGGATCGAGATTTCCGGACCGCAGGGCGTGCAGGCCACATTCGAGTGGCAGGCCGCGCGCGAAAGTGCCGTCGGCCGCATGTGCACCGCCACCCTGATCAACAACCGCGAGGAATACTGATGCTGACTTTGGACCTGAGCAATGAACCGCGCTGGCACGACCTCGTGCCCGGCGTCCGCGTGAAGCTGCGCCCGCTGACCACCGCGCTGATGGTGGCGACCCGCAGCGATCCGGATGTGGAGACCGTCCCGGATAAATCTTCCGATGACGAGCGCGCCCTGATCTTCGCCAAGGCGCTGGCCCGCCGCGCGGTGCTGGCCTGGGAAGGTGTCGGCGACGCCGAAGGCAATGCCATCGACCCCAGCCCGGAGGCCATCGACGCGCTGCTGGATATCTGGCCGATCTTCGAGGCGTTCCAGCTGGTCTATGTCTCGAAAGGGCTGCTGCTGGAACAGGAAAAAAACGCCTCCGCGCCCTCGCCGACTGGTCCTTCGGCGCGGGCGACAGCTACTGCGCAGCCTGCACGCAAAGCTGCCAAGACTGCCCGACCCGGCAAAACCAGCCCCTGACCTTCGAGGGCTGGCAGGTCTGGGATCTGATCGGGCGCCTCGGCGGTCAGCTGCGGGTGCTGCCGGGCGCGGTGTTCGGCTGGGATCTGAATGCCGCGCTGGGTCTGGCAGCGGCGCTGGGCGTCCCGGCCCCGGCCGCTGCCGAACTTCTGCCCGTCATCGAGGCGGTCATGGTCCGGAAGATGAACGAACAGATGGAACGGTGAGATGGCAGAAAAACGCGTCAGCGTCCGCCTCGCGGCGGTGGGCGGGCGGCAGGTGCGTGCCGAGCTGGAAGGCGTCGGCGAGGCCGGATCGCGCGGCTTCGGACGGCTGTCGCGTGAGATGGAGGCGGCGAATGCCCGCATGGCCGGGTTTACGCGCAAGGTCGGGATGGCGGCTGCCGCTGCGGTCGCCGCCGCCACGGCCGCTGGCATCGCCATGGTGCGATCCGGGCTGCAAACCGTGGATGCCCAAGCCAAGCTGGCGCAATCGCTCGGCACCACGGTGGCCTCGATCCAGACGCTGGAACGCGCGGGCGAGTTGGCCGGTGTGTCGATGTCCGGGATCGAACAGGCAACCAAGGACCTGACCCGGCGGCTCAGTCAGGCGGCGGTGGGTGGCGGTCCGGCGGCGGATGCGCTGGAACGGCTGGGTCTGACCGCCTCTGACCTGCTGGCCCTGCCGTTGGACCAGCGCGTCGGCGCGATAAATGCCGCCATCGCATCCTTCGTGCCGGTCGCCGAACGCGCGGCAGTTGCTGGCCAGCTTTTCGGCGAGGAAGGCTCGATTGCCATGGCCCGCATCGACACCGCCACATTGCGGCAGGCGACCGAAGATGTCCGGGCCTTCGGGGTCGTGGTGTCCGAGCAGGATGCAGACCGGATCGAACGGACGAATGACGCGATCTCGCGGTTGGGACTGATCTGGCGCGGGCTGTCGAACCAGCTGGCGGTTGCCGCGGCTCCAGCCTTGGAGGCCGTCGCCGATGCCATGGCGGCGCTGGCCAGCCGTACCGGCCCGCTCGGCATGGCGATCTCCGGGATCTTCGACCAGATCGGACGTCTGTCCACCTATGCGGCCAGCTTCGCGGGTTTCATGGCCGGCCGCTGGGTCGCAGGGCTGGCGGCAGCGGCACTCTCCGTCCGGGGCCTCGCCACAGCACTGGTGGTGCTGCGCGGGGCGCTGATCCGGACCGGCATCGGTGCGCTGATCGTCGGGGCGGGGGAGCTGGTCTATCAGTTCACGAAGCTGGTCAAGGGCGCGGGCGGTTTCGGCACTGCCATGGCGCTGATGGGCGATGTCGCCAAGGCGGTCTGGGAGGGCATCAAGGTCACTGCCATGTCCTTCGCCGACGATTTCCGGGCCATGCAATCGGAGATCGAGGCGATCTGGACCCGGCTTATGGCCTTTCTGGCCGGGAAATGGGCGGATTTTCTGGGGATGATCGCGCCCACCTTCAACAAGGTGGCCGAGGAGATAGGCTCAGACACCCGGATCGATGTCTTCGAGGCGCTGGGCCGGGCATCGATGCTGGAGCATTCGGCCAGCAACTCCGCCCATCTGGCGGGGCGCTATCGCGACCGGGCAAGTTCCAGCCGCGCCTCGGCCTTCGATGGCGTCGGCCCGGCCATGGATGCCCTGCGCGACGCAATGTCGGGCGGCGAAGATGATGCCGGTAGCGCGGCGCTGGACGTGGCGACAGAAGCCGCCGGGCGCTACGAGGGTGCGCTGGGCGAGGTCGAAACGGCCGCGACCGGCGCAGGCGCCGCCGCAAAGGAGGCTGGAGCCGCAGGGAAGGCAGCGGCGGAAGAGGCCAAACCCGCCACTGAAGCCACGGCCACCGGCTGGAAGGCAGTCACCGAGGCGCTGTCGGACTATGCGAAGAAGGCAAAAGATATCGGTGCCGATATCGGCCAGGCTCTGGTCAGCGCATTTCAGAGCGCCGAGAACGCGGTCGGGGAATTCGTGAAGACCGGCAAGCTCGATTTCCGGGATCTCGTCACCTCGTTGTTGGCCGATCTGTCAAAACTCGCCGCGCGGCGGTTCCTGCTCGGCCCCATCGCCAATGCGCTTTCGGGCGCGCTGGGCGGCGCGGGCGGAATCTTCGCCAGCATCATGCACACGGGCGGCATGGTTGGTGCGGGTTCGCTCTCGCGCATGGTTCCGGCACAGGCCTTTGCCGGGGCACCACGCATGCATAGCGGTGGCATGGTCGGGCTGCGTCATGACGAGGTTCCCGCGATCCTCCAGCGCGGCGAACGGGTGCTGTCCCGCCGCGAGGCGCAGGATTACGGCCAAGGCGTCACGGTGAACATCAACGCAAGAGACGCCGAAAGCTTCCGGCAGTCCCGCACCCAGATCGCTGCCGACATTGCCCGTGCCGTCTCGCTGGGCCGTCGCGGATTGTAAGAAAGGGATCAGAACATGGCATTTCACGAGGTCCGGTTTCCGGACAATATCAGCCGCGGCGCCCGTGGCGGGCCGGAGCGGCGCACGCAGATTGTCGAACTGACCTCCGGCGACGAGGAGCGCAATGCCAGCTGGGCGAATAGCCGGCGGCGCTATGATGTCAGCTATGGCATCCGCCGCGCCGACGATCTGGCGGCGGTCGTGGCCTTCTTCGAGGCGCGAAACGGGCGGCTTTACGGCTTTCGGTTCAAAGACTGGGCCGATCATCGGTCCGGCCTGCCGTCGCAGGTCCCATCGCCGACCGATCAGCAGATCGGCACCGGGGATGGTGTGACGACCAGTTTTCAGCTGATCAAGCGCTATGCCTCGGGTGGACAGTCCTGGGCGCGGGCGATCACTAAGCCTGTCGCTGGGTCAGTCCAGATCGCCCTGAATGGTGCGCCACAATCCAGCGGCTGGTCGGTCGATCACAAGACCGGCCTCGTCAGCTTCGACACCGCGCCCACCACCGGCATGGCCATCACGACCGGGTTTGAATTCGACGTGCCGGTCCGCTTCGACAGCGACGTGCTGGACGTGACGCTGGATATCGAACGGCTGGGCTCCATCACCTCCATACCCCTGCTGGAGATCAGGCGATGAAGACGATCCCGCCCGCATTGCAGAATCATCTCCACAGCGGAACGACGACGCTCGCCTGGTGCTGGCGCATCACCCGCGCCGACAGCGTGGCGTTCGGTTTCACAGATCACGACCGAGTGCTGGCATTCGATGGCACCGAGTTCGAACCGGAAAGCGGATTGACGGCGAGCGAGATCAGGTCAGGTGCCGATCTCTCGGTCGATGCGCAGGACGCGGCAGGCGCGCTGCGCTCGGACCGGATTTCTGAGACCGATATTCTGGACGGGCACTGGGACAATGCCGAAGTCGAGCTCTGGCGGGTGAACTGGCAGTCACCCGGCCAGCGCGTGCTGATGCGGCGTGGTGCCATCGGTCAGATCCGGCGCGGGCGGCACGCCTTCGTGGCCGAGATCCGCTCAATGTCGCATATTCTCGGCCAGACCGTCGGCCGGATTTTTCAGGCCAGTTGCGACGCGGCGCTGGGCGATGCCCGCTGCGGTGTCGATCTGGCGGATCCGGCTTTTCGCGGCGTGGGCACCGTCATCGACGGCATGCGCGACCGGGCTTTCACCGCCTCGGGACTCGGTGGTTTTATAGCCGGCTGGTTCCGCTTTGGCACGCTCACATGGACCACCGGCCCCAATTCTGATCGCCGGGCCGAGGTGCTGGCGCATGATCGAAACTACGGCATTGCCGTTCTGACGCTGCTGGAAACGACGATCCGACCCATCGGCGCGGGCGATGATTTCACCATCCGCGCCGGCTGCGACAAACGCATCGCCATCTGCGGCGCAAAGTTCGGGAATGTCGTCAACTTCCGGGGTTTTCCGCATATTCCCGGACAGGACACGATCCTGCGCTATGCCAGCCAGGACGGCGGTCATGATGGCGGTGTGCTGTGACGGGGCTGCAAACCGTTGCCGATCCGGATCGCGTCATCTCCGCCGCGCGCGGCTGGCTTGGCACGCCCTATCACGATCAGGCCAGCCTCAAGGGCATCGGCTGCGACTGCCTCGGCCTGGCGCGCGGCGTCTGGCGGGAAGTCGTGGGCGACGAGCCGTTTCCGATCCCGCCCTATAGCCGCGACTGGGGTGAGACGGGTTCCCGCGAGGTTCTGGCCGAGGGGGCGCGGCGGATGATGATCGAACTGCCGGTGGCGGCCGCCGGACCGGGCGCGCTGGTCCTGTTCCGCATGCGGCCCGGTGCCATCGCCAAACATGTGGGCATCCTGACCGCGCCGGACCGCTTCATCCACGCCTATGAGGGGCTCGGCGTCATTGAAGAACCGCTGACGCAAGCCTGGCGCCGCCGCATCGCCCTTGCCTTTCTCTTCCCCAGCGTCTGAGACTTTTCACCATGGCAACTCTTGTTCTGGCCTCGGTCGGCGCCACGATTGGCGGGAGCTTCGGCGGCGCGATCCTCGGATTTTCGGGCGCTGCCATCGGCGGCATGATCGGCTCCACCATCGGCGCGGCCGTGGACAGCTGGATCGTCTCCTCCCTCGCCCCGGCCCAGCGCATCGAGGGCGCCCGGCTCGACAATCTGCGCATCACCGCCTCCACGGAGGGCGCCGTCATCCCGCGCATCTTCGGCCGCATGCGCATGGGCGGCAATATCGTCTGGGCAACGGATTTCCGCGAGGAGACCCGCACCAGCCGCCAGGGCGGCGGCAAGGGCGGCGGGCCCAAGGTCGAGACCACGGAATACCTCCATTATGCCTCGTTTGCGGTCGCATTGTGTGAAGGCGAGATCACCGGCATCGGGCGCATCTGGGCGGACGGCAAACCGCTCGACACTTCGGGCATTACCTGGCGCTGGTATCCGGGCTCCGAGACGCAGGAACCGGATGCCTTCGTCGCGGCCACAATGGGCACAGAGGCCACGCCCGCTTATCGTGGGACTGCCTATGTGGTCTTCGAAGACCTGCCGCTCAACGATTACGGCAATCGCCTGCCGCAGCTGTCCTTCGAGGTCTTCCGACCACTGGCGGACCCGGACACAGCCGAGGGGCTGACCCGCGCCGTCACCCTGATCCCGGCCTCGGGCGAGTTCACCTATGCGACGGAACCAGTGCGCAAGGGCGGCAATGGCACCAGCTCGGCCGAGAACCTGAATGCCATGCCCGGCAGCCCCGACATGATCGTGGCGCTGGACCGGCTGCAGGCCATGGCCCCGAAAGTCGAAAGCGTCAGCCTCGTTGTCAGCTGGTTCGGCAATGACCTGCGCTGCGGGCATTGCACGATTCGACCCGGCGTCGAGGTGGCCCAGAAAGCCAGCACACCGCACCTCTGGACGGTCAGCGGCATCCCCCGCGATCAAGCTCATCTGGTCAGTCGCGACGATCAGGATCGCCCGGTCTATGGCGGCACCCCGGCCGATTTCGCGGTGGTGCAGGCGATCCACGAGATGAAGGCGCGCGGGCTGCGGGTCACCTTCTATCCCTTCATCCTCATGGATGTGCCGCCCGGGAACACGCTGCCGGACCCGTATTCGGACGATGCCGCCGGAACCGGCCAGCCCGCCTTTCCATGGCGCGGGCGGATCACCTGTTCGCCCGCCGCGGGTCAGGCCGGGAGTGTCGACCAGACCTCGGCGGCCGGGGACCAGGTCGCGGCTTTCTTCGGCACGGCCAGCACGGGCGATTTTACCGTCACGGGCGATGAGGTGCGCTGGACCGGCGATCCGGCCGACCACGGGCTGCGGCGCATGGTGTTGCATTACGCCCATCTCTGCGCGGTGGCGGGTGGCGTCGATGCCTTCCTGATCGGCTCGGAGATGCGCGGGTTGACCACGATCCGGGCAAGCGGGAACAGCTATCCGGCCGTCACGGCCTTCCGCGCGCTGGCCGCAGATGTCCGCGCCATCCTCGGGGCAAACACAAAGATCAGCTATGCCGCCGACTGGTCGGAATATTTCGGGCATCAGCCATCGGACGGCAGCGGCGATGTCCATTTTCATCTCGATCCGCTCTGGGCCGACGCAGCCATCGATTTCATCGGCATCGACAATTATCTGCCGCTCTCGGACTGGCGCGACGGCTTCGATCACCTCGACGCCCAGGATGGATGGCCCGCCATTCATGACCGGACCTATCTGCAGTCCAACATCGCGGGCGGAGAGGGTTTCGACTGGTTCTATGCTTCCGAGGCCGACCGTGCAGCGCAGATCCGGTCCCTGATTACCGATGGCGCCCATGACAAGCCTTGGGTCTTTCGCCCCAAAGACCTGCGTTCATGGTGGTCGAACCGGCATTACGACCGGCCTGGCGGCGTCGAGGCTGCGACACCGACGGCATGGGTCCCACAGTCAAAGCCCATCTGCTTCACCGAGCTTGGCTGCCCGGCCATCGACCGGGGCACCAATCAGCCGAACGTATTCTACGATCCAAAATCCTCGGAAAGCTTCGTGCCCTACCATTCTCGCGGCTGGCGGGACGATGCCATCCAGCGTGCCTATCTCGAAGCGACATACCTGTTCTGGGGCACAGCGGCGAACAACCCGGTCTCGACGGAATATGCCAGCCGCATGGTCGAGGTTGCGGAATGCGCCGCCTGGACCTGGGATGCCCGGCCCTATCCCTTCTTTCCGGCACTGGGCGATGTCTGGACCGATGGCGCCAACTGGCGCCTCGGGCACTGGTTGACTGGACGGCTGGGCGCGGTCTCGCTCGCGGCTCTCGTCCGCCACCTCTGCCTGCGCGCCGGGATGCCGGAAGCCCGCATTGATGTCTCGGGCCTCTGGGGCGCGGCCGAAGGCTATGCCATCACCGCGCTTGAAAGCCCGCGTGCCTCGATCACCACGCTGGCGCGGCATTTCGGGTTTGACGCGGTCGAGAGCGAAGGCGTGACCCGCTTTGTCATGCGCGGCCGCGCGCCGATTGCCATCATCAGGCACGACGATCTGGTCGCGGGCGTCACCGGCGGCGAGGCGATCGAGCTGACCCGCGCCCAGGAGACCGAACTGCCGCAGGCGCTGAAGTGGCAGGTCGCCCGGGCTGATGAGGACTACGATGCCGCCTTGGTCGAGGCATCGCGCATCACCGTCGATACCGGCCGCATCGCCTCCGAGAGCTTTCCGATGGCGGTGCCGCCCGAAGAGGCCGAACGCCGCTGCCGCCGGGCCCTGCAGGAAGCCTGGGCAGGCCGCGAAAGCGCGGTGTTTCGGCTGCCGCCCTCACGGCTGGCGCTGGACCCGGCCGATGTCATCGCACTGGATCACGACGGGCGTCAGCAGCAATTCCGCCTGACCGCCATTGCCGATGCCGAGGCGCGCGGCGTCGAGGCGGTGCGCCAGGACCGCGAGGCCTATGACCTGCCGCCCGGCGCCGAGCGTCCGGCCACCCTGCCCCGCGCGGTGACATTCGGGCCGCCGGAGGTGATCCTGCTGGACCTGCCACAGTTGCGCGACGACATCCCCGCGCATCAGCCGCTGATCGCGGCGACCGCAAACCCATGGCCCGGCGCGCTGGCGGTGTATCGCAGCCCCGGCACCGACGGGTTCGAACTGCTCACCACAGTCCGCCGCCGCGCGAACATGGGCCGTCTCGCATCGGACCTCTGGCCCGGTCCCACATCCCGCTTCGACATAGGCAATGTCCTCATCCTCGATCTCGCCAGTGGCCAGTTGGACAGCGTCAGCGATCTGGCCCTCCTCAGTGGCGCCAATGCGCTGGCGGTGGAAACGGCACCGGGACGCTGGGAGATCGTCCAGGCGGGCCATGCCGAGCTGATCGCGCCGGGAAGATATCGCCTGACCCGGCTCCTGCGCGGCCAGCGCGGCACCGAGCATGCCATGGGCAATCCCACCCCGGCCGGGGCCCGTGCAGTCCTGCTGAACGAAGCACTGACCCCGCTGCCGATCCCGGAAGCCGATCTCGGCATTCCCTTCAACTGGCGCATCGGTCCCGCCCGCCATCCGGTCAGCAGCGAGAGTTTCGCAGCCGTCAGTTTCACGCCCGAGGGCGAAGGACTGCGTCCGTTCTCGCCAGTTCACATCGAGCAACCGTGGCGGCGCCCGCATAGCCCTGGCGATCTGACGATCCGCTGGACACGGCGCTCCCGCACTCTCGCCACCGACAGCTGGCAGGGCATGGAGGTGTCGATTGGCGAAGAACAGGAAAGCTATGAGGTCCGGATCATGGACGGAAACGCCGTCAAGCGGGTCCTGACCAGCACTGCGCCTTTTGCCACCTACACCGCCGGGCAACAGACCGCCGATTGGGGCGCAGTACTGGCGCCAGGCGACAGTCTGACCATCAGCATCTGCCAGCTCTCAGCACGCATCGGGCGCGGTACCGCCATCACCACCACGCTTTATCTCTGAATACCGGGAAACCCCAAAATGTCCGACAGCACCACCAATCTGCTGCTGCCATATCTGATGGCGGCGCAGGCGCAGAAACATGTCACCCATAATGAAGCCCTGCGTCTGCTCGACGGGCTGGTGCAGCTCTCGGTCAAAAGCCGGGGACTGAGCGCGCCGCCAGCAAGCCCCGCCGATGGAGACCGCTATATCGTTGCCTCCGGCGCGACGGGCGGCTGGGCGGGCTGGCATCTGAACGTCGCCCTCTGGACCGATGGGACCTGGCTGCGCCTGCCTCCCCGCGAGGGCTGGCGGGCATGGGTGGAAGATGAGGAACTGCTGCTGGTCCGCAATGGTGCCGACTGGCAGCCGGTGATCCCAACCACGCTCGACGATCTGACCCGCCTCGGCATTGGCATGGCAGCAAGCGCAGGTTCGCCCTTCTCGGCCAAGCTGAACAGCGCCCTCTGGACCGCGCTCTATGCGGCCGATGGCGGTAGTGGCGATCTGACCCAGACCCTGAACCGGGAGACGGACGGTGACGATGCCGGGCTGATCCTGCAGACGGATTTCTCGACCCGCGCGCTGATGGGCATGTTCGGCTCCGATCAGCTGCGCATCGCCGTCTCACCCAACGGGTTGGTTTTCCGCGATGCGCTGGGCGTCGATCCAGCGACGGGGATTGCAGACCAGCCGAACCTGCCGCGCTTCAAGGCTTATACGAATTACGACAACTATGTCGGCGTGGATACCTGGACGACGCTCGGCATCAATACCGCCGAATATAACGACCAGGGCTGCTTTGACGCGGGCACCAATCGCTTCGTGGCCCCGGTCACCGGGACGTACCTCTTCGGCGCATCGCTGCTCTACAAGATCAATGCCAGCAGCAATGCCCGGATGCGCGCACGGCTGGTGCTGAACGGGTCCACGGAGATCCGGGGATCGTTCGGCGAGATTTCCAGCGCCCACGTCTCCGAGGCCACCGCACTTTGGCTGCAGACCATGGTGCCGCTGGATGCAGGCGACACCGTCGCGCTGCAGGGGGCATTCCGGGCGGCGGATGGGTATTTCGCGGCCGACCACACCACATTCTGGGGAACGAAGATCGGATGACACCCAAACGTCTCGACGACATGCTGCAGATGAGCGAGAGCGAATTCGAGGAACTGCTCGCCCGGGCCGCGCAGGAAGGCGCACGCCGCGCCCTTGTGGACGCAGGTCTCGACGGCAGGGAAGCCGCGCTCGATATTCGCGATCTGCGCGCGCTGCTGGAAGGTATCCGCCTCATGCGTCGCACCGCTGCCCATACCATCATCCGCATGCTGACCGCAGGTCTGATCCTAACCCTGCTGGCCGGGATCGCGCTGAAGCTGAAACTCTTCGGCGAAGGCGGCTGATCCGCCGCGCGGCGCACACCGCCAACCCTTACAACACCATTCACCCCACGACCCGCCCTCCCGGCGGGTCTTTTCATATCCGGAGGATCCTCATGACCACCCGTTTCTACCGCCATTGGCGCGACGTCCCCAAGGACATCTGGCGCTGGCCGAATTTCTCGCCCGCCGAAATCGCCGCCGCGGCACCGGATCGATCCTGATCCATGACGCAGCCCTCGACCGGTTGCAGGCGCTGCGCACGCGCCTCGGCAAGCCGCTGATCGTGAACTCGGCCTATCGCAGCCCGGAGCACAATGCCCGGGTGCGTGGCGCGAAGCGCTCCAAGCATCTGGAAGGCACCGCTTTCGATATCTCCATGGCCAATCACGATCCGGCAGTCTTCGAGAAAGCCGCGCGGGCCGAGGGCTTTCTGGGCTTCGGTACCTATCCGCGCTCGGGCTTCATGCATATCGATCTCGGCCCCGCCCGGCGCTGGGGCGATCCCTTCCCGGCCCGCGCCATCCCCTTCGCTGAAGAGCAGCCGCCCGCGCGGGAACATCTGGCGGACAGCCGCACGATGAAGGGCAGCGGCGCGGCAGGACTGGCCACGGTTGGTGCTGCCGGGATCGAAATGGCGCAGGACACGCTCAGCAATGCGCAATCGGCCATCCAGCCGCTGATCCCTTATCTCGACACCCTGCGCTGGGCCTTCATCGCCCTGGCGCTGGCCGGGATCGGCCTGACCGTCTGGGCCCGGCTCGACGACTGGAACCGGGGGCGGCGCTGATGGGCGCCCTCGCTGCGCTGCTGGCGTCGTGCTGGGCGCGGCGTCTGGCCATAGGGACCGCGCTGATCGGCGCGGTCCTGCTTTTCCTCCTCAACCTGCGGCAGGCCGGTGAAACCGCCGGTCGCCATGCCGAACGCCTGAACCAGATGGAGCGCCAGAATGACATTCAACGCCGCATGCTGGAGGCATCCAGCAACCGCCCTCGTGATCGCAACGAGCTTGCTGACCGCCTGCGAGACGGGCGGTTTTGATCCGGGCGGGGCGGTCTGTCCGCCGGTGGTCGCTTACGATCAGGCGCTGCGTGAACTGGCGGCAGAGGAGTTGAAGGCATTGCCCGAAGGTGCAGTGCTGGTCGGGATGATGGCGGATTATGCCGTCATGCGGGCGCAGGCGCGGGTGTGCGCTGACTGATCGCCGGTGTCAGGACGCCTCGGGCGGGGCGTCCACCAGCGCCAATGCGCTATCCGGCAGCGGGCGTTGCAGCTTGCTGGCGACTTCGATTGGTGCCGAAAGCCAGGTCTCCCAATCCCGGGGATCGGTCAGGATGACCGGCATGGCCTTCGGATGCACCGATTTCACCTCGGCATTGGGGGCGCAGGTCAGAAAGGCATAAAGATCGTCCGTCGTCTCGCCGTCCTTCACCTTCCGAACCGATGTCCAGCCCCGAACCTCAATCCCAGCGAAGAACATCGGCGTTTCTGCTTCCGACGGCGCGAACCACTGATTGCCGCCCTTGATCGGTTCGGCAAAGGCCGTGACAGGCACCAGGCAGCGATGCACCGGGCCGAGCCAGCGCCGCCAATGTGGCGAGGTCAGGTTGCGGACATTGATGACGCCCGGATCCCGCTGGGTCTTCAGGACAGAAGGCGGCGCTGGCATCCCCCACCGTGCCTTCACCAATTCCAGCGAATTGCCATCATGGCGGATGATCGGTGCCAGCTGATCGGGATAGACCTTGCCCGGCGCGACATTGCCAGCGCGATCGGTCATGGTCAGCCCCTTGAAAAGCTGGCGCATCGCCTCCTGCGTGGTGGTCTGATTGTAAAGGTTGCACACGGTGTCGTCGTCCTCGGAACGGCCAAAGGGCAGATAGGGTGAACTGTAGCCCGGCAGACATGTTCCGTCAGCCAGTTCCAGATCCGGAAAGGCAGTCAGGCAGGCGCTGGCCGCATCCGGCTCACGGAAATAAAGCGCGATCCGGTCCCGCGTGCCACCGCGCCCACCGCCATGCCAGGCATAGTTGCCGCGGCCGATCCGCGTCGCCAGCCACTCATGAAGCGCGTCGGACCGACGACCAAAGCCCATCTCCGGTACGCAGATCAGCACCCGGACCGGGAAGGCCGAATCGTCGATCTTGGCTTGGGGCGTGCTGCGTCGCGTCATGGATCGAAACAAATACAGAACATTGTTGCGGTTTGATAGTCGATCTTGCGTAGCAGTCTGTTGCTGGGTAGTCGTCGAAGGCACCGAGAAGCGATTCCGCAGCAGAGAAATACCGGTTAATCTTTGACGTCAAATCCGTCGAAAGGTCGGCGAATTTGACCATGGGCGGCACTATTCATTTCGATTGGCAACGCGAGGCTTCACGTCTAGACTCGCTATACGAGCCCATGAAAACCAATGTCCAATACCAAGCAAATCCTTTCTATGTTGCGCAGTCGCGCAGAAGGCGACGAGGACCAGTTCCTTGCGATCGCCCTGCAAGTTGCTGCGGCTGAAGCGCGCCAGGGGCGACGTAGCAACGCCGAGCAGCTTCGAGCTGCAGTTGAGGAGTTGCGGCGCAGCAGAGGGGACAAGCCATCGGTTCGAGTTTCCTTAGCTCGCCCTCGTGGTGATCTCGAAGGTTTACTCGATCTTCGCGAACCTAGGTTGAAACTTTCCCAAGTTGTCCTGGCCGGACCTCTCCGCGAAAAGCTAGATCGCGTTGTGGTGCAGCAAGACCGCCGCGCTTGGCTTCGCGAAGGCAATCGAACACCTTCACGACGGCTTCTTTTTGCTGGACCGCCGGGGTCTGGAAAAACTCTGACTGCGGAGGCGCTGGCAGGTGAGCTGCGCCTACCTTTCTTCGTCGTAAGGCTTGAAGGGCTGATCACGCGTTACATGGGTGAAACTTCCGCCAAATTGAGACTGGTTTTCGACGAGACGATCAAGCATCGCGGAGTCTACCTATTCGATGAATTTGATGCTGTCGGCGGGAGACGAGACGCGACGAATGATGTGGGCGAAATGCGGCGAGTGCTGAACAGCTTTCTGCAATTTATGGAAGAACCTACGTCTACAGATAGCCTAGTTTTAGCAGCGACAAACCACCCCGAACTTCTCGATCGAGCTTTGCAGCGCAGATTTGACGAGGTTCTGAGCTTCGATATGCCGTCTCCTGACGAGATCTGTGAGGTTATCCGCAATCATCTACGACCGATGAAGTACCCTCGGATTGCATGGAGCAAAATAGTCGAAGCAGGGTCAGGGCTTAGCCAAGCTGAACTTGCGCGCGCGGCCGACGAGGCGGCGAAGGTCGCCTTGTTGTCGGAACGCAATGTAGTGCGCACTGAGGATCTGTTACAGCAGCTCACGGCTCGTCACGATATGCGCAACATCTTTAACGGTAACCAAGAGATTTCGGGCTAGAGTTTGGCTGATTACGACCGTGGGCATATCGATATTACATCCCTGCTGACGCCGCATTCTTACATGGCTCATCAGGCGCGAGGCGGGACAACCTTTGCCCGTAACCGCGAGCAACATGGAGATCGATTGAGTGCGGGTCTAGCCGCATCGTTCGAAACCACAGAGGCCCGTCGTCCAAAGCAAGACGCGCTTCCGCCCGGAGTTACTCTTGGCGAAGGGGCATTCGTGACAGTTTTACTCGACCGCGCCGCCAAAGAGCTCGACATCGAAAAGATCGATAAGGGCATTCGTCAAAGTGCAGCCGGAGAGGATGGCGATAAGCGCAAAATGGTCCTGCACGTCCGTGATCAGGACGCAAGGGACTATATCACCGAACGCGTCGAGCGTTATCGAACTGGAGCTTTGACTGAGAAAGGCAATCCTCCACTGGCGGGCGAAATGCAGCCGATAGAAGGCTTTGCACCAACAGAGCTCATCGACCTTTGGCGAGAGGATCCCGCACTACTGCCACCAGCAGATGGTACTGCGTCATGGTGGGGCCTATGGTGCTGGGACATTTACGCCGACGAGGTAGTTGGTCTTTCCCGCGCGCTCGATATGCAGGTAGCCCCCGAGGAAAGATGGAGTACTTTCCCTGATGTTCGCATCATCCCTGTCCATGCTACCCGTTGCCAGCTTGAAAAAATGCTCAATATTGGGCAACCCGGCCTAGCCGAGATCGGCTTTGCAACCGACGACCCCGCCATTTTGGTCGATCTTTCCGGCCGGGAGCAGGACGGACTAGTAGACGATCTTGCAAATAGGATAGTTTGGCCTGGGACCGACGTTCCGGCAGTTTGCCTGCTCGACACCGGCGTGAACCGCGCACATCCTCTAATTGAGCCGGTTCTGGCGCCAGAAGATGTACAATCGATAGACAACGATTGGGGCGGAGATGATCACTATGATGGGCCGGGCCATGGAACACCAATGGCGGGCCTTGCGCTGCATGGTGACCTGACTGGGCCTTTAGCAGATGCCTCTACCCCGCGATTGCGACACCGACTCGAAAGCGTAAAATTTATACCGCCTATGCCGAGGGCCGATGATGATCCCGCCAATTACGGCGCAATTACGCAATCAGCAGTAGCGCTTGCTGAAGAGCGGAATCCTAACAGAAAACGGGTAATTTGCTCAGCAGCAACAGATCCAAAAATTCGCGGAGATCGCCCCACAAGGTGGAGCGCGGCCAACCTGCACGAAAACTGCAGACAAGGGTTGAGGTGGCGTTGAGGTGAGCTTGTCTTGGTCAATCAGGGGTGGGTTTTCCGCAGTGCAAGCGTCGGGACGGGAGATGGCGACACTTGGAGCAGCGGTGAGGATCCAAGCGCGGCCAGTTTCATTGCGCCCAGCAGCGAGCGAAGGGAGTGTCCTAAACTTTGTGTATCCAGCCCGGTCCATGCGGTTTGGTATATGTTCAGTCCCGGCATCTAGGGCAGATCGGGATGCTTGATCCGTTCCCACTGCTGCCCGTCGAAGCGGAAGATGTCCTTGTCGGCCACGGCCCAGATGACATCCCCGAAGGCCTGCGCAAAGAACGGCCCGCCCAACGCATATTCCGGATTGCTGTCGAGACGATTGAGCTTCGGCAGGCGCGGCTCGAACCGGCTGACGGCGTTCGATTGGAGGTCAAGCCGCCACAACCCACCGGGGCGGACAGAGGCGGGCATCAGCAAGCTGTCGCGCCAGGACGTGAACCCGTGAAACAGGTTCAGCCGGGTGTCGGCATTGACAGGGTTGAAGCCCCGCGCCCGGCTGCCATGCAGGATCACCCCTTCGCGGCCGCAGATCCAGACGCTGTCGGGGCTTTCGATGTGGATGCCGGCCAGGGTAGCTTCTTCCAGCGGCACTTTCAGTTCTTCGAGAGTCCGGCCGTCCCAGTAGCACAGGACAGGCTTCGCGCCCGGTCCGACCTCGCCGCAGATATAGAGCGCGTCTTCCGACAGGCCTGCGATGTCGCGGAAGATGATGTTGCGGGAGGCGGGGTTGTTGAGTCGATTACTTTCCCACCACTCGAGAAAGTCCGGGCTGTCCATATCTGGAGCGCTCATTAACTGTTGTGTGTCGGCCTGCCGATCAAACAGCACAGCATCCGTCAGTATCCGCCAGTCATCCGGGCCTTTGCGAACATAGATCTGCCCGCCGATCCCGATGACGTAAAGGCGCTGGCCGATCTGCCTCAGCGTCAGCACCTGCCCGTAGAACTTCGACCCCGGATTACTTGTGCCAGCCCCTTCGATCATCTCCTGATGGCGATCAGGGCGGGAGAGATAGGCGACATCACCTTCGGCCCCCAGAAGCGCAAAGAAGCGCGGGCGATCCGGGGAAACCTCCGGCTGTTCGATCACCGCGATGTCCTGCACGCTGAGGGCAAAGTCGCTGACGAACCACTGCTCGCCCGGTGGGTTTTTATGCTCATACTGAAAGACGCGCGCGGCAGGCTGATAGATCGCCTCGTCGTTGTCCTCGTCGAGAACGGCAGAAATCATCAGCGTATCGGCGGAAGATGCGGCGGCGCGGGTGAACATGATCGTGGGCATCTGGATCCTCTATGGCACGGGGTAGGTTGCACCGCTGCGCAAGGCGGTGACGGTTTCCTGAGGCAGGGGTGGCAAGCGTTTGGCACGGAGAAGCTGATTTGGATTCCTTGTTCCGAACTGACCTGTAACTGCCGCCCGTATCTGCGCTCTGCAGTCTGGTCGAACCGCAACCATTGCTTCAGATGACGCTCGCACCACTGATCCTACCGTTGCCGTGTAAGGCGGCGTTGCGTTTTTTCCGATCGCTTCGATCGCTCCGTCTGCAAAATGCGCTTGATTATGCTCGGTGTCCTTCTCGGTCGCATTTCCCATCACGCAGATCGCCATGCCGTCGTTCAGGCTGGGCATGCTCGGTATCCGCTGACTGCCATCGTTTCGTGTTCCATAGCGCAAAGTCCAATTCGGGACGATATGATGTGCCTGCATGCCATAGCGACCACAGATGTTGCGCATGACGGCATAGCGGTCAACCTGACATTTCTTGCGATACTCTTCACGCTCTGTCACGCGCACGTTGTCTGGAACGGGTACGGCGCGTGGTCTTTCATCGACGTCATCCGCCGGCGCCGGCTGTGGGCGCCCCCTCACCTCATCGCCATACCATTCTTCCAGTTCGGGCCGCAGGGCGGGGTTGCCGCGATAGATCCGGCTTGCCTCTTCCGCCGTCCTGCGACGGAACGGATCGGGCGAATTCAGGTCGCGATACCAGTCCGGCAAAGTGCCGTCGCCCAGAGGGCTGGGGGTCAGGATCCCAACCACCGCCCCGAATCTGGCACCCCATTTGCCCCATCTGAGCAGCTTCGGCCCCAGTCCTTCAGGCTTTGGCAGGGTGGGAGGCGGTAAGCACAAAATGGGATCCTACACCCATGTTGATGCCGAGGTCGTCGCGGCCTGCGTGGCAAACCTGCCTAGTTCCCTCGGCGGGCTGCGCATGGCCATTCGTATCGCCGAACTGGCCCGCGCTGGCATGACACCGGACTGGTTGCCCGGCGCCGTGCCCCGCTGCGTGCCAGCCGAGATGAAGCGCAACCAGCATGGCACCCGCTCGATCACCGTTCCGGTCGGCGCCGCGCGCGTTCTGTTACATGGCAAATGGCGAATGGTCGAGTTGCGCGCCTGCCCGGTCACCTGGTCGCAGCATCCCGATCAGATCGCCGCCGCCCATCGCCACTACGAGCACTGGTGGCGGGCGCTGGACTGGGTGCGGGACGGGTTGCTCGCGCGCGGCATGCTGAGCGAGATCACCGCGACCGAGGCGATACCAAAGCGGCGACCGTGGAGGTAA